CTGATAGGAGGTGACAGCCTCGTCCAGATCCTCGATGGTGTTGAGGGTGGAAATCTCACCGGGCTTCTTGAGCTCGGCAAGGACATTGTCCCACTTCTTCTTGAGTTCGGTCAGGGCATTGATCTGGGCTTGGATGGAAGTCCGCTCCGTATCGGTGGCCGTCTCCATCAGGGAGTTGTAGTAGGCAAGCTCCGTGTTGAGCTGCTTGTAGGTGGTGATGCTTTCGATGGGCACCGGCACATGGGCCTTCAGTTCCATCGCAGCCTTCAGATCCTCAAGCTTCTTGATCTCGGCATCGACACCTGCGATGTTCTCAGCAGTGACCACCTGACGGCGGGCCCTCTGATAGTTGAGCTCCTTGTCGATGTCTTCCAGGGACTTGAGGGAGAGAGGTCTTTCAGCCTCTTTGAGCACAAGGCCGATGGCCTCCTTCGTGGCCTCCCATCCAACAATCTTCTCCCGGATCTGCCTTTGCTCCTCGGTGTTCTCCCCGGTCAGTTTCTTCTTGTATATCTCGATGTTGTTGGACAGCTCCTCATAGGTCTTGGGGTCGGCCACAGCCACCTTCTTCTTGCCGGTGGACTTCTCAAGGCCATAGATCTTGTCCAGATATTTCTTTCGGGCGTTGAGCTCCGCATTCTGGGCCACAAGCTGCTTCCGCTCTGTCTCCTGAGTGGGCTTCAGGGCCTTGAGTGCTTTCTCATTCCGGTCAATGGCATCGGAAATCTCGTTGTAAGTCATGCCGGTGACATTGAGCTTCGTCACGACAGGAGCCGTGGAGTCTCCGGATGTCTTGAGCTGCTTGGAGAATTCCTGGATCTTGTTGTTGGCGATGTCAACCTTCCCGTAGAGTTCCGAGAGCTCCGCATCGAGTTTCTCATTGGCCTCCCTCAATTCCTTGTAGCCGGAGGTTTCCACCTCACCAAGAGCCACCGTCTGAACATATCCGGAATTGCCACCACCAACAGCCCCGTAGGACATAGTCTTGTCCTCACCCTTGGACCTCATGTCAGCCATGGCCTCCGCATTCATCTGCTTCTGAATCTCCTTCTCCGCGATGGTCTCGGCGAGCTTGCGGGCCTGGGCCTCATAGCCGAGCTGCTTCACATAGATCTGCGACTTCTGAGTGAGGGTGTCATACCAATCGGCAGCAGTCTTGTGGGTGCCGAAGATCTCCCCATACTGCTCATTGAGTTTGGCCACCGCCACCGTGGTGTCCTGATTGGAATCCATGAGCTCCTTGAGGCTCCGGATCTCCTTGTCCATGCTGACCTTCGCTTGGGCTGCTGCCTCCTTGTAGGCATCCGTAGCATCGTCCAGACCCTCCACGGATTCGGAAGCATCCTCGGACTTGCCTGCGAGGGCCGAAATTATGGCCGTCAGAGCCACGATTGCAATGCCGACACCCGTAGCTACCAAGAGAGCCTGCATCGCCATTCTGAGGGCGATTGTGGCCCTTGTCGCACTATTGGTCGTGGTGCGGTAGAGACGGAGCATCGCCGTATCATGGCCGGTGGCAGCAGCATTGGCCACATGGTCGGCCACAGAGAGCATCAGCTTCTTGTTGAAAGACACCACCGCAGTGCCCGCAGCCTTGAAGGACTTGACCATCGTGGCACCGTTGGCCACCACCATCGTCATGTTGGCTGCGAGGGAAACATAGGGAGCAGCTCCACCGGCAATCTTGGCAGCAAAGTCGGAGAATGCTGCAAGCTGATTCTTGAGCATCTGGGCATGTGCCTCCCCTGTCTTGGTCATCTCCTCGAAGGCTCCGTCAATAGTGCCGGCAGAATCGGTCATCACCTGAATGTTCTGGGTGAACTTCTCTGCCTGCTCCCCGGTGAGGGAGGTCAGGATGCGGAGAGCACGGGCAGATCCGAAGAGATTGCCGTAGATGGTCTCCGATAGCTCCCCGGTCTTTGCAGCATATTCCTTGATGCTGACATCGAGGGTCTTCAAGAAGTTGTCCAGGCCACCGGCCTGCTTGATGGCTGCTGCATCGAACTTGATGCCCATTGCCTCCGCAACCTTAGCTGCTTCAGTGGACGGGGCGATGAGAGCCTTGAGGACGGCTCCGAGCTGAGTAGACACCTCAGCAGTGTTTCCGGTCACACCGGTGGTCGTGGCGAAGACCGCCATGAGCTCATCCATGGTGACTCCGAGCTGCGCTGCAGATCCGGCCACGGAAGGAAGGGCCTGAGCGAGCTGCTCGAAAGTGGTCACGCCATACTTCGCGGTGAGCTGAATCTTGTCCTGTATGGCACCGGCCTGCTCCCACGATAGGCCGTAGTTCTTGATGAGGGTAGAGGTCACAGTGACGGTCTCGCCCAGGTCGGACAGACCACCCACCGCAGCCTTGGCAGACTTCTCAAGGAAGGAAATCCAATTGTCCTCCGGCACACCGTTGGAGATGACCTGATAGAGCCCATGGGCGAGCTCCTCACGAGCGAGAGGGATGGTCTTTGAGAGATCAGCCACCTGATCCTTCATGGCATCGAATTCCTTCCCGCTCTTACCGGCAAGAGTGTTCACCTCCCGCATGGCCTTGCCAAAAGAGGCTCCCTGGGCAATGACAGATTGGAAGGCATTGTTGAGCCCGGCAATGGCCTGAGAGGTGGCCTGAATCGCCTGGACGGATGCAGACCAATTGATGAGGGAAGTCTTGAGCTTGTCCGATTCCACAAGGGTGGACTGCATCACTTTCCTCAGGCCATCAGCATCCTTCGATAGTACCTGGAAGGTCTTGTCCTCACCGTTGATCTTGAAGGTGATTGATATAGTAGAATTGCCTGCCATTATTTCAGTTTTGCAATGAGTTCTTCAAATCGTGATTTGTTGCTCCGGGTTGCCGTTGCCCGGTGCTCGGACTTCTCTGCCTTGCCGTCCCAAGGGAAGTGAAGGATCTTCTTTGCCTCAAGCTTCTTCTTACTGAAAGACTGCACAATGATGGTGGCGTGAGTTCTGATTCGCTCCCATTCATCGTGCAGTCTCGATTCTTCGCGCTGCATGTAGAGCCGGTGGATGGCCCGGAATTCATCCGGAGTCACTGCCTCGAAATCTTCGAAGGACATCCCGATGCAGCCAATGGCCACACCGAGGAGGTCCTCAATCGGGGTCACTTTTTTTTTCCTTCCCCGTCCTGCTCTGCATCGCCTTCGTCCCCTCCCTGGATTGCTGCGGACATGGTGGTCATATCTTCGGAGGATATGCCATCACAAAAGTCCTCAAGGGAAAGGTTGAAAGGTTTGTGCTCTGCATTGCAGGCCGAAGCCACGCAGCAATACAGGAGCACCGCCATGTCAGAGATGCTGCCTTCCTTGATCTCTGAGACCTCTTTGCCTGTCTCGCGCTTAAAGCGGAGCATCGCTCCCATGCTCATACGGCACGGATACGATGCTTCGCCAATAGTCACGGTTACTGTCTTTGCTTTGGGCATAAGTCAGTGGATTAAGGAGCTACAGTGCGGTCTCGGTGATGGCAGTCTCGTCAATGTCGACCTCACCGTCATTCTCCAGGGTGATGGAGTAAGTGGCATCGTCCTGAGCAGGATCGGTGCGCTCCAGGGAGGCGATCACGAAGTTGCCGGAGAGATAAGGAGTGTCGGAATTCTCGCGCTCCATGCACTTGACGGCTACGGACTTGCCTGCCTTCCACTGAGCGAGGGCTTCCTTGTAGCCGTTCTCGGTCTCATTGTAGAAGACAAGGCCCTCAGCAGAGATGCTGACAGAGAGACCTGTCACACCCTTGCCCTTCCACAGACCGGCAGAGATACCGGCAGAAGCCACGGGCTTCACGGCACGGTCCTTGGTCTCGGAGTTCAGGGTGGTGGTGTGGGTGGTGCAATGACCTACGGCCTTGCCACCGATGTACAGCAGCATGTCACTGCCGTTACAATATCCGGATTTAGTTGTTCCAGGCATAGTTGTACTATTTTACGAGTTGTTAATCTTGACGGTAAACACAAGAGACTGCATGTAAGCATCGTCATTCCACCCTTCTTCGGCATCGGTCATCTGAATGGACCGGGCCACAAGGGACTGCCCTCCATCATCTTCGTAGCGGTAGCTGACACCGTCCATGGCCTTCCGGACAGCCTCGGCCATCCGGACACTGTGGGCGTAGTTGTCGGCATAGCAGAGGACCTCGATGACGGCGGTGTCGGCCCCGGCAAGGGTCTTCACAGCCCGGTCCTCATTGCTCCCCCTACGATAGCAGATGTAAGGCAGCTTTGCACCCGGCTCGCTGACGATGGGAAAAACCTGATTGGCCACACCCATGACCCCCTCATCGTTGGAGAGGAGTTCGTTGATCAGGAGCCCAGAGCTCAGGGATGTCATGTCAGACTTTGCAGCCATACTTCTTTGCAACTTTTACGGTGTACTTTATGAGCGATTGTTGTAGGTTTTCAGTGATTGTCCCGGCAGATTGGGTGCGAGCCTTGACCATGAAGGCATATCGTCTCATACGGCCATGGTAAGCACCATTGTGAGCATATCTCTTCCGGAATCCTCTCCGTGTCATGTGGCCCACTCGCTGACCCTTCTCCCGGCGAGGCTGTGTACCATCCTCAGCCCAGATCAGGACGGGCTTCTCTTGCCCGTAGCGGTTGGTGTGGAATCCCTTCGTGATGCGCTTCCCGCTCTTGGTCTTGCGGTTGACGGTACCCACCGTCACACGAAAGCCCAGGGTCTTCTTGTAGACGATTGTCCGGAAGCCTTTCTCAAGGTCGGCATTGGAATTGAGCTCTGCCCGAAGGTTGTTGATGGCATCCTTCCGGAAGAGGTTGGCCTGTGTCCGGAATGCACCCCGAAGGGCCTTGGTCCGGTGGGCCGAGTCCATCTCTGCGAAGAGCTTCCGCAGAGCCTCATCGTCATACTCAAAGGAGCGGGTGTTGCGGGCCATCAGTCATTCACTTTGTCGCAGATGAGCCTCTTGAGGCCCTTCACACGATTCGGTGCGACAGCCCCCACATGATACAGCTCACCGTTATAGCGAATACGCCACTTGGCCTCCACAGGGTGAGCATCCCGGATGATGACCTCGATGTGGCCATCGGGAAACAGTTCGGACACCTGAAGGTTGGTCCCTCCGGACTTCCACTGCACCTCGGCATGCACGGTCCGGAAGTCATCATAGGTAGTGACCTCCGAGCCAAACTTGTCGCGGGTGACAGTGGGCTCCAGGAGCACCACCCTTTCAGTCATCCTTCCTGCAATCATTCTGCGGGATCCTCCACGAGTTTACGGAAAGGTTTCACCAAAGCAGCCATTGAATCCGGCACCTCGTGCATCTGGGCGGAGGCCACTGACTCGCGCTGATTGTACCAATGGGCTGCGAGCATCAGAATGGCCTGCTTGAGCATGTTGGGGAGCTCGGAGCCTTCGCCCTTGAGCTCTTTCTCAGTCCGGTTGGTGGCCTTAATGACGGCCTCCTTCGCGGTCTCAAGAAGGTGCTCAAGGTAGGAGTCATCCTCCGTGAAGTCATCAGCCCTCACATGCTTCTTCAAGAGTGCCAGATTCAATTCTGCCATGGCTAACCAATTCTAAAACACTACATTCAAAGAGCTATTCGGACACTGCGACCTGACCGATGGCGAATGCCTCCGGACGGAGAGTCTTGGTGCCATAGTTGGTGTTGAGGACGAAGTCCACAGCATCCTTGCGGGACTGAGAGTACGGATCCACGATGAAGGAGATCGGACCGAACAGACCCATGGGCTGATAACGCCAATCACCCAGACCGATGTTCTCGGTGATGACGAGCACCTGATAGATGTCGTTGGCCTTCGCATCGGTGGGCAGGTTGGCCTTCGCGTGGGCGGTGGAATCACCAGATACCACACCGGCGATCTCATCGTTCTCCTGGAGGGTGTAGTCAGCCCAGGACACCACACCTTCGTTGACAGAAGCCTTCACATAGGAAGACTCGACATCGCGGATGTAGTTGGAGGTGAACACCGGCAGACCGCAGAGCATGTCGTTCTGGATCATCGGGATGTAGATGCCCTTCTGATTGATGGGCTCGCCTTCCAGGATGGCCTTCATGGACTTGGTCATGACCCAACAGAGGGCGGAGCCGTCCACACCGCTCTCCAGGACCTTGGCCTTCATCAGATTGAGCTGCTTGAAGGTAGGAGTGGAAGACAAAGCGGTGACCTTCTTGCCCACGAAAGGACCCACGAGCTCGGTGGCTCCGGTGACCTTGGCGGTGGAGAAGAGGATCTTGTTCAGGAGCATGTAGACGGCCTGGGGCATGAGCTTGCGCACGATGGTCTCGATGACACCGTTGGTCTGATTGATGGTCTGACGGGTGACAGGGATGGCGATGCCGATGCGCTCAGGCTTGGCGGTCAGCTTGGAAAGCTTGACGGGAGTGTCGGTCAGGGCAACACCTTCACCGAGGATGGTGGCCTCGACAGCTTCGTAGATCGGCCACACATAGTCACCGGCGAGGCCGGTAGGCAGAGGCAGGCCAACTTTGTCAAGGATGAGACCCTCGGTCAGAGGCTCAAGGATTTCCTTGACATTCAGGGGGACGATGCCACCGGCAGCAGCATCCTCGACCATGACGAGCTCGCGGACGAGCTTGATCTCGGTCTGCCGACCGGCGAGCATGTTCTCGCGGATGATCTTGTCGGCATCGACCTTGGCATCGTTGGTCTTGGCATACTCAGCGGTCAGGCTGCGCATCCTCATTTCAAGGAGCTGATTCTCGCGCATCAATGCGTTGTACTCTTGGGTCTCCGCATCGTTGCGCTCGCGCTGCTCCTTCTCGCATGCATCGGCGATTTCGGCGATGCGGTCGCAGTTCTCCTGATACTTGTTCAGAAGGCTGCGCATGTTCAAAGTGTTCTTTTTCATTGAGCGAACAGTTTTGGATTGATGGTTAAAAACTAATGACACGAGAAGCAGCTTGGCGCATTTCTGACACCTGCTCCCGGTATTTTGTGTCCGCCGGAGCTCCTTCGGGCTTCCCGGCTTCTTTGAGGTCTGTCACGAATTCACGAGCCTCAACAGAGGTGTCCGGATAGGCCGGATCCGCAGCGAGGGTGAAGTCATAGATGCCCGTCACAGCCTTCACCCGGTAGGTGATGGTGGTGTAGCCGTTGACAGTCTTGGCCGTGCGCTCCACACAGGCATCGTCATAGTAGCGAGTCGTGAACATGAAGGAGCATCCGGAGATGTCCCCACGGCTCACGAGTTCAAGGGCCTTGTCACCGTCCACGGTCTTCGGGGCCTCGAATTCAAACGAGACACCCTTCTCATCCACATTGTAGCTCAAGGTGCCCTGTCCATTCTTGGAGCGGGCGAGAATGAGCTGACGGTCATGGAACATCGTCATCTTAATGTCGCATCCGTCCAGGACTTCCTTGGTGATGGCGGAGGGGTCAATGACCTCCCGTGCCTCACCTTCCTCATCAGCCCACAGGGGCTCGGATGGTGTGTTGAAGAGGATGGCGTAGCCGGTGATGGTCCGGGACTGCTCACCTTCACCGGCCTCACGGACATGGAGGTCAGTGACGGTCAGCATCGTCCTCTTGACAATCTGGGTCTTATTCTTCTTCATCGTTATCGTTGTTATCGTTGTTTGCATTGGCAGGCCCGGCGGGTTTAGGCTGCATGGCAGGGGCCGGGGCCTGCGGGTTTAGGAGTTCACGGAGGCTCTTCACATTAGCAGTCACAAGGACCTCATCCCCACCGGGAACACCGGGCATGTTCTCGTATCTCCGCCAATCATTGATTGAATAGATTCCGGCTGCGATGGTCTTGGCCTGATAGTCAGCCTTGCTCGACAGGTCGGAGAGATAGAGCTCACGGCGGTCGAATTGGAACTTGTATTTGTGGGCGATGGCCGGAGCAATGAGCTTCCCAAGGAGCTCGGACTCAATCTTCGTGATGAGTGGATTGAGAGTCTGAGACAGGAAGGCCACATTGGACATCTCCGCGCTCTTGTAGTTGTTGGAGGAGTCATCGAACACGAAGGTCGGAGGCACCCCGAAGAATCGGCAGATCTCGCGGACGGAGAACTTCCGGCTGTTGAGGAATTCCATGTCCACGGAGGACAAGGAGAGGGGGCTGAATTGTGCCTGCCCAGGCAAGCTCACAATGCGCTCCCCGCTCTGGAAGCGGGAGTCCAGATCCTTGGCCGTCTTCTGCAGCTCGGTGTCCTGATACTCCCCGAATCCTCGGACGGAGGTGTCATTGCTCACGATGCCCCGGACATTGCCCCCGTTGGCAAAGCGGTTGAGGGTCTCCTTGTCACCGGTGGCAGCAATGCTCATTGTCTGGGCAGCGAAGGACAGAGTGGAGATGCCGGTCTTGCCGTCCAGGGTGAGATTCATCAGATGGATGACCTCATTCTCCTCGAAGTCCCCGGCGATGCCCTGCTCCGGATCACTGACATGGTAGATGCCATTGAGAGTGTCATGGGTGACGGTGCCCCGGTTGCAAAGGATAAGCATCTCCGGCTCCCCGATATTCACCAAGGACCACACGGGTATGATGTAGGCGTTGCCGTGGAGATGGACCATCTGCACAGCCCTGTTCCAGAAGTCGAAGGCGTTGTATTGAGGGCAGGGGCGGACATTCAGCAGGTAAGAGATACGGGACCCCGCTTGATCGGCAAAGACCCCATTGCTTCCCCTGCGCATGTAGCGGAGAGGGAGACTTGCCACAGCTCCGCCAAGCACGGTGAGACACCTGTACACAGTGGCGATGCAGAGGGCCTGATAGCTCCCGCTCACGCGGGAATAG